ATTTATTAATAAAAAAAAGGGGGGGGGTTTTACCCCCCTTTACTTATAAACATAGGAGGGATAAAGTGTATGGGTAAGACAACTAAGAAGTCACAGCTCTTAAAGGAATATAATAAGGAGCGAAACCGAATTAAACGATTTATTAGAAACGCTGAAAAAAGAGGGTATGTGTTTGAACCCAACCTTATACCACCAAAGCCAAAAACTATTACGAGTGGTTCAATAAGAAGGCTGTCAAAGATTAGACCTGCACAGCTTTATAACAAGGCTTATGCCATCAGTGCAGTAACAGGGCAACCAATAACAGTTGAACAGAGAAAAAGAGAAATAAGAGAAGAAGCTACAAGGAAAGCATGGGAGACTAGGAGAAGAAAAAAAGACCAAGCGGACTATAATCGAATTAAGTCCAACAAGGAATGGGAACAGATGTTTCATGCATCAAAATTAGTATGGGATAAAGTACAGGCCATGATAGCAAACGTGGGTGTTCAACAATCACAGTCAGCAGACTTGTTAAACAATCTTTTAAACTCACAAATTGAACAGTATGGCGCAGACATTGTTATCTATTCCATAGCACAGGCAAGCGAGGATTTTTTATCAACTTGTGAAGTTATAATTAAATATCATCCAAATAGTGCTGTATCAAGGACAGCCGTACAGCATTTATATACGTTAATAAGTGGCAATTTACCAAGCGATGCAGAACAGGCAGAAATTGATAAAGCATTAGCCAGTGATGAAACGTGGGAAGAAATATGAAAAAGCAAATGAAATATATGGTGGGTGATTTTGAAACCACTGTATATGAAGGACAGACATTCACGGAGGTGTGGGCTTCAGCAGTTGTTGAGCTAGGCACAGAGGATGTTAAAGTTCATCATTCTATTAGAGAGACTTATAATTATCTTTATAACTTAAAGCAGAATATTTGCATATATTACCATAACTTAAAGTTTGATGGTTCGTTTTGGCTATCGTTCTTACTAGCAGATTTGAAATATGAACAAAAACTTTATGTAAACCCGAATAATGATAGTGATGTACACTTTTTAAAAGAAAAAGATTTAACGCCAAAATCCTTTGTATATTCAATTTCAGACACAGGGCAGTGGTACAGTATACTTATCAAGACACCATATGCATTGATTGAGATTAGAGATAGTTTGAAGCTCTTGCCGTTTTCAGTTGAACAAATTGGGAAAAGTTTTCAAACAAAGCACCGTAAATTAAATATGGAGTATAAGGGGCTTAGATATGCAGGTTGCTCAATTACAGATGACGAAAAACGTTATATTGCTAATGATGTTCTAGTAGTTAAAGAAGCGTTGGAAATCATGCAGGCAGAAGGGCACTTAAAACTTACTATCGGTTCGTGTTGTCTCTCTGAATTTAAAGCTACAGTGGACAAACAAGACTATCAAGCATTTTTTCCCGATTTAACACAGTTTAAATTAAATCCACTTGAATATAAATACTCAAATGCAGACGAGTATATAAGACATTCATACAGGGGTGGATGGTGTTATTTAAAGAAGGGATGCGAAAACAGAATTTACACTGAGGGTATTACAGCAGACGTTAATAGCTTGTACCCATCTATGATGCACTCAGAAAGTGGAAATTATTACCCATATGGTCAGCCAGTTTTTTTCAAAGGTAAAATTCCGACAAAATGTCTTACAGACCAATATTATTATTTTGTTCGAATTCGCACACGTTTTTACTTGAAAGAAGATAAATTACCATTTATACAGATTAAAGGGAGCTTTTTCTATAAGGCCACTGAAATGCTTGAAACATCTGATATAGTTGATAAAGATACAGGGAATGTATGCACATGGTACAAAGATTTTGACGGAAATATTAAAAAAGCTATTGTTGAAATGGTACTTACTCAAACCGATTTTGAACTGTTACAAGAGCATTACAATCTTGTAGATTTTGAGTTATTGGATGGATGTTATTTTAGAACTATAACAGGAATTTTTGACGAGTATATTAATAAGTATAAGGAAATCAAGCAAAATAATACAGGGGCAAGGCGAACACTAGCAAAACTCTTTTTAAATAACTTATACGGAAAACTTAGCAGTTCGGATATATCCTCTTTTAAAGTGGCAAGAGAGAAGGACGATGGCTCACTAGGTTTTACGACATTTGAAGAACACGAAAAGAAAGTTATGTATATACCAATAGGTTCAGCTATAACAAGTTATGCTAGAAATTTTACTATTCGAGCCGCACAGCAAAACTACAAATATTTTGTATACGCTGACACGGATAGCATACATTGTTGCACTACAAAGAAAAATATTAAAGGAATAAAAATACACCCTTCTAATTTTTGTTGTTGGAAGCTCGAGAGCTTTTGGAATGAGGCTATTTTTGTTCGTCAGAAAACTTATATTGAGCATGTTACGCATGAGGATGAAGAACCAATTAATGAGCCATACTATAATGTAAAATGTGCAGGTATGCCTGATAGGTGTAAGAATTTATTTCTTAAATCAATGGAGGGGGTGACGGATGACGAACTAGAGAAATACCCCACAATTCAGCGGGAATTTTTGAAAACAAAGAGAACGCTTGCTGATTTTAAACAGGGGTTGGAAGTATATGGAAAACTCCGGCCAGTGAGAATAAGGGGAGGAATAGTATTGCAGGAGACAACATATAAAATGCGATAATGTTTCACGTGAAACATAACAAAAGAGACAGAATAAATTCTGTCTCTTTAATATATCTATAACGTTAATTCTTAATGCATGGGTAGGCATACACCCAACCACAAAGGAGTGTCTTATATTTCAAAGAGCCTTTCACACCAATGTTACAAAAATAACTAACGCAGATACCATTAATAATAAGCTAGAGCTTTAAGAATACATTCTTTACAGTCAAGTGAATAAAATCTAAAACACCCTCTATTAAAGAAGTACCTCATATAGTCAATTAACCATCCATTATTTTTAAGCATAACAAAATTAATATTATGGTCATCTGTAGTGACTGAAATTCTTTGTTTAAAATCAGGGTCAACCTTCTTGTCACAATATATTATGCTTTCTTCTTCAAACATTTTAACGGCGTACTCTTCACCTTTATATTTAAGAGTGCATAAATATCTACTTTGCCCCCTCATTTTTTCGATGAAAGCGTGGTTGTCATTCAGATAAACATTTTGTGACGCATAAGCTACATAATTGGACTTGTTGAACGCTCTATTAAAAAGTGAGTTTTCTTGTAACTTAGAGGCACTTTCATTATATCCCTGTTCAAGAACAAACCCATCACCGCGTAGAAATTTGACATCCGAGCTCAGTCTGTCAGTAATATCTAATGCTGTATAATAAGGGTTTAACAGTGTTACAGCGTTAGAAATCATTATTACAGGAACATATCTAACCTGACTGTTGTTTCCCCTTGCTATTGACGTGTGTATACTAATAAATTTGGTGACTTCATCAGCGCAGTAATGATTAGTTTCAGACTGAAATTCATCAAAAAGTATTCTTGATACATCGCTCAGATAGTGCGAATACTTTTTCACTTTATCCGCACAGTTGAGTGCTACAGCATAACCGCAGGATTTTCCCTCATCCTCTTCATCGTATGCACTGCATAAAAATAACTCGTACATTTTACTATTACCAATTTGTACAGATTTCATTGTATAAGCTGGGAAAAAAAGTCCTTGTATATCCTTAAAGAATTTGTCGGCAGAGTCCTTCAACTCGTCTTGAAATCTGTACAGTAGACAAAATTTCTCATTATATTTTAAAAAGCGATTAATGTGATACCTGTTAAAATATGTTGTTTTTCCTGCACTTCTATTTGCTGTTGATATATAAATTTCCGGTACATTTCCATTAATATCTTTCATGCTTAATAGTTTAGTGCCATCATAGTATTTTATTTCTTTCATTTATCCACATCCTTTAGTTTATTATATCAAATTATCCACAATTTGTCAAATTAATGTTGATAATTTGTGGATAATATGTTATAATAAGAAAAAAGAAAGGAGGTCACTATTATGATTAACGACTTATCAGCACTAATTTCCACGCTTGGTTTTCCGATAGGAATGTGTTTAATTATGTGTTATTACATTAACAAAATTAATGACGCACATAAGGAAGAGACATACAAGTTTGCAGAAGCCCTCAACAATAATACAGTCGTGCTTCAAAAACTTTGTGATAAGCTGGACAGTGAGGTGGATGTCAATGACAACTAGTGATATTGTAACAACGGCGAGAACGTATCTCGGAAAGCCCTATGTATGGGGTGGAGAGTCTGAGTCTGAGGGTGGATATGACTGTAGTGGTTTTGTATATTCTGTACTTAATAAGTGTGGCATGAAAATACCAAGAACTACAGCACAAGGCTACTCAGTGTTAGGCAAAACAGTAACAAATATTCAAAGTGCTGATTTACTTTATTTCGGTAAATCAACCAAGAGAATTACTCACATAGCAATTGCTATTAACAGTACACAAATGATTGAATCGATAGGAAATAGTAAAAACACAAAAACAAACAAGGGTAAGGGTGTTTCAATTACTAATATTTCTCACCGAAACGATTTAGTGCTTGTTAAAAGAATTGTTGATTTTAAAAAGGAGAAATTAACAACTATGTCTTTATTGAAAAAAGGTAGTAAAAATAACGATGTTACTGTATTCGAGATACTAATGTCAAAGTTAGGGTATTATACAGGTTCAATTGATACCCTCTACGGTAAAGGCTGTGTATCTGCATGTATTAATTTTCAGAAAGACCGCAATCTTGTACAGGATGGTAAGTGTGGCAACAATACATGGAAAGCGCTTCTTAGTGAGGTAATTTAATGGCATGGGTAGTTATTGAGGGTACTAGGAAGTATCTGACAAAGGCGCAGATGGAAAATAACGCTGTAGAGTTTAACGCTTATTTTACTGGAAAATACACGCTTGAAAGTATATGTGGTATGCTCGGAAATGTTCAGAGAGAAAGTACCTTAAACCCTGGGCTAAAAGAAACAGTAAGTGTATCTAGTGGATGGGGTCTTATTCAGTGGACGCCATCATCAAACCTCACTGACTACGCAAATGCTCAAGGTAAGGATTGGAAAGACGGCAAATTGCAGTGTCAGCTTATTAATGCCGAAGTACTTGAAGGATATGGCGGTCAGTGGATACCAACTAAAAGTTATCCTTATAGTGGTTTAGAATTTTCTCAACTAACGGATGTTGAAGAAGCAGTTAAAGCTTACTGCTTTGAACGTGAGCGCGCTGGTGTTGTAGCACTTGATGAAAGAATACAAAATGGAAAGAATTGGTTCGAGTATCTTAGCGGTACACCTTTACCGCCTTTACCGCCTTTACCGCCCACACCATTAACAAAAAGGCACTTACCTATTTATATGATGATGCGCAGACGTTTTTAAGGAAGGAGAATGATAATGGCAAAATTAACAAAAGACGAACTTATTGAAAAAGTAAGAAAATATGTCGGCGATAGAACGGATGATGAAACAATTGAGATTATTGAGGACATATCCGACTCAATCGACTCGTCCGATGCTGACGAGTGGAGACAGAAATTCGAGGAAAACGACAAAATGTGGAGAGACAAATATATTTCACGTTTTCTTGAAAAAAAGGAAGATGAACTAGACACACCGACAGAACACGAGGAGGAAGAGAAAGAGTACAACTCTTTCGAGGATTTATTTGAAGAGGAGGAAGATTAATGGCTAGAATAATTGCTAAAACGAAACTTGATGCACGCTCAATTGATATTCTTAATGTTATCAGAAATAATGCATCATATGCTTATCAAAAAGATATACCAAAAATAGAGAAGGAGCAGGACATTCCAAAGGTTGGAGAAATCCTTTATGGAAATCCGACACACTCCAACGAATTTATCAACGCTTTAATTAATAGAATTGCGTTGGTGCGTATGCAGAGTGCAACTTTTAACAACCCTTATAAGCACCTCAAGAAGGGCTATCTTGAATTTGGCGAGACTGTAGAGGACATTTTTGTTGGTATTATCAGGGCTGTAAAATATGACCCTGAAAAGGGTGCTAGTAGAGAGTTTAAACGTACTCTGCCTAATGTTCAGTCAGTCTTTCACGTGACTAATTGGAGGGTAATGTACCCAATTACTATTGAGAAACAGGCTTTAAAAAGAGCTTTTACATCTGCTGACGGTGTTACTAATCTTATTACATCAATTATTGACCAAGTTTATCAGTCGGCTGAATATGACGAATACTTACTTTTTAAGTATCTGCTTATCAAAGCAATTTCTCATGGTAAAGTATATCCACAGACTATTGATACTACTGACATGAATAGTGTGGCCGTAGCTTTTAGAGGAAAATCAAATTTACTCCCTATTGACATGACAGGGCGATTTAATGAGACTCATGTACAGAACAACACACCTATTGATAAACAGTGTATTTTTATGGATGCTGATTTCAATGCTAAATTTGACGTTGAAGTTCTTGCCAGTGCTTTTAATATGAATAAAGCAGATTTCATCGGTAAACTTCACCTTATTGACGATTTCAGTTCGTTTGACAATGAAAGATTTGAAGCGATAAGAGAAGAGTCTACAGGTCTCGAAGAAGTAACGACAGACGAGCTTGCACTTATGAAAAATGTTAAGGGAGTTTTGCTTGATGAAGAGTGGTTTCAAGTTTATGACAACTTATTCGAATTTGACGAAACACGTGTAGGTAGTGGTTTGTATTGGAATTATTGGTTGCACGTTTGGAAAACTATTTCATACTCACCTTTTGCTAATGCAATCGTTTTTGTTGACAATGATGTTACAATTAACAAGCCTAATTCAATTACTGCTAAAATCACAGGAAAAGATACATCTGAGGTTGGTACTATCTTTACACTTAATGTGCAGGATACCACAGATACACTTACACCTAATTCAGTTAATTTTGTACAGACTAAAGCTCTTACAGAAGAGGGTATTGCCGTGCAGAAATATGGTGCTATTGTAATTCCGTCAACAAAATCAACATTACCTATATCTCTTGTAGCTGATTTAGATGGAACAACCTACACAGGTACTATAAACACTACCAATGATAATGTAGGTGATACAGTCACATTAACTAAAGATGGTAATACAGACACATTAAATAAAGATGGTAATACAGACACATTAAATAAAGAGGGTAATACAGACACATTAAATAAAGAGGGTAATTAATTATGTACATAGTACCTGATAGTGAAGTGTACATGCTGAGTGGAGTACCACTTTCCACTCAGCAGAAACACACACTTTATTTTTCAGATAAGAAAACACAAGCAGATTATTTTATTAGTAAAGCCAAAAAGCATTTTAATAACGTAACTTACAACAGAGTTAATAAGGGTAAATGTCGTTTACAGGCTACAGCAGACAGCTTATACGACTGTAATTACATGATGTTTCAAAACTCAGCTTTCAGCACTCGGTGGTTTTATGCATTTGTGACAAGTATTGAGTATATTAACAATGTTACTGCTGAGATAAGCTTTCAAATTGATGTTCTACAAACTTACTGGTTTGATGTTGAACTAAAAGAATGCTTTGTCGAACGAGAGCATAGTCTAACTGATAACATCGGTGAGCATATCCTACCCGAAAATGTCGAATGTGGCGAGTATGTTTACAACGGTGACGCTCAGTTAATCGGGCTAGGCTCTTTAAGTACTTGTACCATGGTACTACTTGCCACAACAGGGGGGTATCTATACGATGGTGTTTATAGTGGCTATCAAATAAAAGCCTTTGCTAACACAGAAACAGGTAGTAATAATCTCACTAATTTTTTAAATCAGTACTTAACTACTCCCGAAAATATATTAGCTCTTTACACATGCCCTACAGATATACTTCCTGTTAATGTTACAGACGAAGGAGTTAATATTACATTTACTGGAAATACTAACTCAATAAATGTTACTGGTGTACCAATTAGTAATACTGACACAATAAACGGTTACAAGCCACGAAACATGAAGCTTTACACCTACCCGTATAATTTTAACGAAGTAAGAAATAACTGCGGACAGACATTAATCCAACGCTATGAATTTTCAGAAAATCTTACACCATATTATAACATAGTTGGTAACATGACGATGCCAGTACAAGAAGTGCTAAGACTTGACCGATACAAGGCCACAGAAACCAGAGGCACAGGCAGAATGGATATGACAGAAACAATCACACTTGACAGCTTCCCTTTATGTTCATGGAATGTGGACGCGTTTAACGCATGGGTTGCTCAAAACGCTGTACCGATTACAATTAACGCTATTCCATCAGCCATTCAAACTGCTACAGGGATGATTACTGGACAGTCAAGTAATTCAGCACTGGGTAGTGTGCAGAATATATTAACAAGTGCTTACACAGCTAGTATTGCTGCTAATGAAGTAAAGGGTAATTATGCCACTAATAATGCACTTTTTGGTAAAGGACAAGTGTGCTTTGAAGCTCAACGAAAATCTATCACTGCTGAGTATGCTAAAGCTATTGATAAGTATTTTGATGTATTTGGGTATGCCTGTCACACAACTAAAGTACCCAATGTGTCAAGTAGACCGCATTGGAATTATACAAAAACCGTTGATTGTACAATAGTAGGGGGTGCACCCAGTGATGACATAGCACAGATTGAAAGTTATTTTAATAGCGGAATAACTTTTTGGAAACATCCTAGTGAAGTAGGTAATTATTCGCTTGATAATTCAGTTTAGAAAGGAGGGAGATAAAAATGAGCAAAGCAAGAAAAGCAAAACGAGCTAAAGAACGCACTTCATTTAGTGACAGCGTTTTTTATCAGCTTTACACTTTTGACCAATACTTAGATTTATTTACAGAAATAGCAATTAGCTCGTTTGAATGGAGTGGGCTTCCTAGCACTGTAGATGCACGATTTATTGAAGTTGGACTGTATGATAATAAAGCTATGCTGTATTTTAACGATGAAGTCATGGGAAATCTATGCTTGAGAACTGTACTTGGCGGTCAACTTGACGTTTACAATATACCACTAGATAGACGAGCGTATGCTTCTAATGGCTATCAACGTGTATGTGGGAGAAGTGATAGTGTTATTATATGGGATAATATGACTCATTGGTGCTGTAAAGATAAGATGGAAATATACGCTAAGAGACTAGCCGAACTTGACGCAAGTATTGATATTAACTGCAAAGCTCAAAGAACACCGATTTTGATTAAGGGCAGTGAACAACAACAATTAGCTCTACAAAATGCTTATATGGCGTATGATGGTAATCAACCTGTTATTTTTGCTAGTAATGATTTCATGGATGGTGACGGCAGCTCATTTGGTGTGTTCACAACTGGTGCGCCATATGTCGCAGATAAGCTATATGAGTTAAAGGTTAATCTATGGAATGAAGCACTAACTTATCTAGGTGTAACAAACATTAGTATTCAGAAAAAAGAACGAATGATTAAGGACGAAGTGCAAAGGCTTCAAGGCGGTGTATTGGCTAACAGATATTCTCGAGAATTTGCAAGGCAACAGGCTTGTGAGCAGATTAACAGAATGTTCGGTACTCAGATTAGCTGTCATTTCCGTGATGTATTCAATCAGAATGATGACAGGAAGGAGGATGACGATGAGTAAATATACAACACAAGTTAGATTTATTTGTGAAACAAGTGCGATGCTTACAGAGTCGAGTGGGTTTAATGACATAGAAGATATACTGAATAAGTCTTGGAGCAAGATTTTTAGCGACTTTCCTATTTTTGACGAGCAATATCGAGCAGAACTTTGTAAGAAGATTTTAAGGCATTACTACACAAGAGAGATATGCTGTGAAACTGTAGGAAGATGGAAGTTGTTTTTAAGTGATAAAATGAAAAACATTATGCCTTATTATAATCAGCTTTATCAGAGCGAATTGTTAAAAATTCAACCATTAGTTAGTGTGGACAGAAGTGTTACACATGAAGGCAGTGGAAGCGAAACCAAAACCACTAACAGAAATGGCACTAATGCTAGCAGTTCGAGAACTGACGGAAGCACTGATACTTGGAGCTATTATAGTGATACACCACAGGGCGGTATTAACGGACTTGACAGTAACGATTATTTAACAAACGCTACACACAATATGGGTACGGATGGAACGAGTAGTAACCTAAACGGTAGCACAACTGATAATGAAACAGGAACAGGAAATAGAAGCGACAGCTATGTTGACAAAGTTTTAGGATATGAAGGCAATCAATCAGAAATGCTATTAAAGTTTAGAGAAACTTTTTTAAATATTGATATGATGATTATTGATGAACTTAAAGATTTATTTTTTACTCTATGGTAAAGAGAAAGTGAGGTAAATATGGACGATTTAAAACCTATTATATTTTGGTGTCAAAAGGTGCTCCCTTTAGTCTATGACGATAGCTTAAGTTATTATGAATTTCTTTGTAAAGTATCTGATAAAGTAAATGAAATAATATCAGCACAAAATAAAATGAATAATGAGCTATCAAATCTAACCGGTAATTTAAAAAGCATTATAAATGACATTTTAAATGAGTGGATTAATAACGGTAAATTAGCTGAAATATTGAATGAAACATTAGCTGATTTTTGGGTAAATCCCTTATGGTTCGGTGCAAAATTTGACGGTGTTACAGATGACAGCGAAGCAATACAAAAAGCTATCAACACAGGAAATACTAAATTTCCAAAAAACAAAAATACTTATATCGGTAGTATAGTTAAAATTCCGTCAAACAGAATTATAGATTTAAATTGGTGTAATTTAACTGGTTTAAATGACTTTCCAATGTTTCAAATTTCAGAGCTGAAGGCTGAAAACCCTACCACATATATAACGGTTAAAAATGGATTTATTAATCTTGAATTAAGTGGCTCATTTTTATTATGTTATAATGCTTATAATGTTACTTTTGATAACATTAGAATTAATCGCGTACATTCTTCTATGTACGGATTTAAAGTGGTGAATGGATTTAACATTTATTTTAAAAATGTGTGGGTAAATGGTAAAAGCAGTGATGACAATACAATTAGCGGTAATCATGCTAAAGGTGTTATTTGTGAAATAAACGACACGGCAACAATATCTGGTATTACTAACGTTACTAATATACATTTTGAGGATTGCTTAATTCAAACTGTTGAATATGGTATATGGTATACAAGAAATGGTAAAAGTGGTGCATGGGATACAACAAAAATGGATAATATGGGTTTTTCAAAGTGCGACTATGCCCTGGCTATTGACAATGTAAATGTTAATAATGTTTTGATAGATACTCTAAGAACTGAATATTGTGGAACAGCAATTTTGAATAAAGCACAGTTAGTCGTAAACTCGTGGTACGTTTGGAAATGTAATAATTGTATTGAAAATTATGGTTATTTAAAATTAGCAGACACATGCTCTTTTAAAAGTAGTGACACAAACCCACTTTTTTTAATAAAAGAAAATAGTGGAACTTTAGATTGTAGCGACTTAGGTAATCTTGTACAATACTCTGCTTATAAAAACTTTTCAGATTCTGCAACAAAAGGACTAATAATACAAGCTGACCAAACTAACAAAATTATTTCAAATAGTACTAACGGATTAACGCCTAGTTTATTTTTTATTTTTACTTATGACCAGTCAGTATATTTAGAACTTTCAAATGTGAAAGCAAATGTTGGTACAAGATTTAAAATAATGTCATCAAATGGCTCAACAATAATGACGCCTAATGGTGACTATCTTAAGGACAATATTGATGCGTTAGATTGTATTATGACTGAAAACGGTGTAAAAGTAAACAGTTATCAAACTGTTATACCTAAAGAACTAGGAACACTTAACGACAAAAACGGCGGAATACCGAACAGAATAATAGCGTATAATTTATCTGAAAATCTTGAAAGTATTTATATGCCTGCGGGGTCAATAATAATTATATACAGCTCTAAGCCTAACACACTTTTAAAAAATACTTACAACACAATTCAAAATTGGAATGGTTCTCATATAGACGTAAATAAAAACCCAATATTGGCGTTTGCGTATGAAAGAAATAAAGTGTTTATAATCAATCAACCTGCACTAACAAGTTAGTATAATATAGTGAGAGAACAAGTACATTTACTTGTTCTCTCTTTTTTATCATTTGTAATGATGAACATTATAATCCTGTTCTTACTAATAAAGTACAAGCTCGTACCTCAATGGGGAACGAGCTAGTCGACGTTTTTTGAAATGGTATGCCTACT